GATTGAGAACACGGCGTTTATCCGCTCGACCGATGCGAGCGAGAAGTACATCACTGGTATCTCGATGACTTCGCCGTTTATGAGCTCGAGCGATCCGAACACGTTGGTCTACCCGATCAATGTGCCCAAGGATGGTCTGAACCTGATGGGACAGGTCCATTACTCGGACGGGACTACGGGCTCGATGCCGGTCGACGGGACCAAGTTCCAGCTCTTCGGGCTGGACGCGTACGTGGCCACCATCGTCGGTCAGAAGTTCAAGCTGGTGCTCAAGTACAATCTGTCGCAAGACGAGCTGGTGTACGGCGCCACAGCCAATGTCGATGGGTCGGGCGGAGCCGCTTTCATCCAGGAAACGTACAACGCTACCACCGAGAATGTCGACGGTGCGTACACGCTTAAGCTCTTCTGCGTGCCGCGCTTCATTGACTCGGTCAACGGCTGGTATCTGGATTGGTACCTCTTTAACCTCGATCGCAACCTTGCGCAACTGGTCACGCCGTATGTGACGTTCGCACCGAATAGCCCGGCCTTCTTGCCGCACGGCTACGGCGTGAATCAACAGTTGCAGGTGCAGTTGAAGCTCTCGGATGTGAATCCGGCCTACAAGAACGTGCAGTTCACGCAGACCATCGGGCTCGTGCTCAATCGTGACGGTACGGATAAGACGGGCACCAACTGGACCATTGCGTACGATCCGGGTCAGACGCCTGCGTATGGCTTGAACACCCATGCGTCGACGACCTTCGTGAACCAGAACCTGATGCAGGTGTACATCAATCAGGGTCTCACGGACTTCGACACGTTCCTCGACCAGGTGTACTACCCGGCCAAGCCGCTCACCGATCCGAACGTCGAGACGCAGGCACCGCAACCGAACATGTTCGCGTTGCTGCTGCCCAACCAGGCACCGGTGGAGTTCCCGATCAGTCAGTGGGCTTCTCAGCTGGCGATTGGTCAGGCCATTGCGGCAGGCAGCACGCTCGTGGTGAAGTTCTTCTTCCGCACGCCGGAGAACGACCTCGAGCTGGCACTCTGTCCGATGGCAGTCTGGCAAACCAACTAACGCTTTGGCGTCCTCAGCGTCATAAGGCCCAGGGGGAAACCCCTGGGCTCTATGCTGTCGTTCTACCAACGGCTTACCAACGAGCGCCTGAGGCTGTCGAATACACGCCGTAGTTAGCCGGTGCACCAAACATGTCCACATGCGTCATCGGTAACTCGCTCGTCACCAGCATCCCCGTATTGTGACCGAGGTACTGGTTCTGCTGGCTTTGCTGGTACAGGTTCGAGGTCCTCACCTTATTGCGCTTGGTTTCCCGAGCACTGCGGATGAGTTCGTCCACCGAATAGATCTCATCCTGTTCGAGGATGATCTTCTTATCCAGCATACGCAGCTCCTGCTCCAGACGCGCGGCCACAAAGTCATCGTGCTCACCGGTGAGTGCGTTGTAGATCTCCTCGATGCGACTGCGCACAGTCTGTTGCTCCATGCGCCGGAAGAAGTCCTCTTGCGACTCAGTCTGCTTGGTTTTGACTGCACACATAACCTGGCGGGGATCGATGCCATAGTGTTGCAGGTTCTTGCCATGCATGAGGAACCAGTGACACAACAACCAGCCGATCACCAAGTCATCGTGTTCGCCATCTTCGTGGTCGATGCGACCATTCTTGTACACGAGACCGAGGATCTGCCCGGCGAGCATCTTGTCATGCACCTTCATGCCGCTGCGCTGGGCCGCAGCTTGAAGCACCTGACCATACAAGGCATTGCGACTGTTGGCCCCCGAACCGGAGGTGGCAAAGCCGAACGTGGTCTTGTAGCGCACGTAGATGTCAGTCGGACGACGACCGATTGGCACCTTGATTTCCTTGAAGCGATCCGGATACTCGTCGTAATCCTGCACCACCTTGTTAAAGACGCGTTTAAACGGATCTTCGCCATAGTTGGGCAACATCAGGAGCAGGTAGTCCAGCAACATCGCCCCAGTGGAGCGCCGCTCGATGACTGCTGTGATGTTCGAATACCTGACAAGCGTATCGCACACCCACTTGGAGAAGGTAATCAGGTTGGTTTCGTTATACGAGCCCGCTGCGACCACCTCCAGGGTTTCCACATCCATCAAGACGAGGGAAATGTCATCGCCCCCGCCTGCTTCAGACGTATCCATGCCAAGCACGAATTTGCCGGTCGCCATGCGCTCTTCAATCTCTTCCTGTGCAATGTACCAGCGCGTGATGTAGCCGTCCGGATCACTGATGGAAGTGTAGAGCTCGTCCAGACGCGACGAAGCGATCATCTCAGCCGTGCTGGTGGAGAGCGGGGAGCTTTCCGTACCCGAGGTCCACAGGTTAAAGTAATCTCGGTTCGCATCATCACCGGTCTGCAGCGATTCTTCAATCTTCTGCTTGAGCCACTCATCGCTCTTACCCAACTGACGGTGACTGAAGGTGCCATTGATCCGGAACAGACCCGCGCGGCTATTACGACGGACCATGCGATCGAGTTCAGCCCAGTTCTGGCAGTCGAAGAACTTCTCAGTCCACGAAGCTGAGTCTTCCAGCAGCTTGTAGATGAAGCGACCATCGCGGTCGTCCTTCTTGCCTGCGGTCGTCGTCAGGATCGTCCCGTACGGCGCGCCCGCGGCCTTGGCCCGTTCCACAGCGGCGCCGGTAGCAGCCAGAGCAGCAGGCAATGCAATCGCGATATTGGGCTGGAACGGCGGCTCGTCGATGTGGAAGATCGCGGTCGTGAGACCTCGACCCATGTTGTACGCACGCTTCGGGCTCGATTGCGGCACGTGCGTGTTGTACGAATTCTTCAAGGCCTTCACGGTGATTTCTTCACCGTTCTGCGCATCGTCCTTCGAGCGTTGGCTCAGGTACGGTGGCAGCTCGGACATGATTTCCTTGATCCGCTCGATATTCTTGCGGCGCAGGTTATCGTCCTTCGTCAACAGGTTGATGCTGGTACCCGTACAGACGACGTTCATCAGGTAGCTCATCAGCGTATCAGTCGAGAACGACTTGCCGGTCTGACGTGGCTGAATGAGCGTAAAGAAGATGTGGTTAAAGAAGGACCAGTAGAGCGCAATGTTCGCCCGGTTGGCTTCCAAGGGCACCGCATCGGAACCGGAGTTACCCGGAGCCCGTGCGATTTCCCGGAAGAAGTACCAGGGGTTGATCTTGCACTCGACAGCGATCATGTACATCTGCTCAGGAGTGAGGTCCTTGCTGAAGGGGTCCACCCCTTGCAGTTTCGGATTCACCAGCGCGAGCAGGAAGGCGTGGTTCTTGATACCCATCGAGCGATACACCGCTGCCAGACGAATCCAACTTTTGTTGGTGGTCTTGGTGTCGATGATCGCGGTCGGATAACGATACCAGTCCTGTTCGAAGAGTATGATAATGTCACCTCATTCGGTTAATGGAGAAAAGAGCCAACCCTTGTAGGGGGTAGCGGCTCCCTTTCGTGCCTTATGATTGCGATACCCGACGATGTCGAGCTTTAGCAATCGGCAAGCGTGTTTGACTGAACAAAAAAGTGTGCGTTCACCTGTTTCGATATTCTCTCCGACAATATCGCAGACCCTGCCTAGCGTGTACTCCTCGCTATCATCCGGAGCAAGGAATTCAGGCCATGGTTTTCCGTCATCGAACTTGTACACCCGGCCTAGGTGTTTGATTCGACCGGCTGCCACAGACCAGAGGTGGATGAACATGACCGACTGGGTCACACCGGCTTTTCGAGCACACTCGCTTACCGAGTAGTAGCTCTCCATTTCGCCAGTCTCTACGTCTTTGGACAAAACCTTGAGCTGGTTGCTAAACAACCCGTGCTCTCGGGCATGCTTCATGTTTTCTTCACCAGTGACCCACTCGAGGTTATCCCAAACGTTGTTCAGCTTGTCACCGTCGATATGGTTCACTTGCAATTCATCGAAGCTGATCTCTTTGTGTCGTTCAGGTTTATCCACGAACAGCAAAGCTACCAGCCGATGGACTAAGTAGTTTTTCCAAATCCCATCGTCACAGAGCGTGGTAATTACGTACCCTCTCCCGGCAATCCGCGTGAAGTGTTTCTCGCCTGTAATGAGATTGATGAGCTCGCCACGCTTGTTAATCACCACATGACTTTGACCAACTGGGACTTGGTAATACCCTTTGTAGTAGGGATGCTCGCCCGTAAACGGGGGAACATAGCTGTCTACAACATTGTCTATTGTTTCGTTCATTTACTTGCCCTGAGTCTTCTGTAAATGTAATCATACTGATGCGGCATAGAGGGAGGCCGAAGCCTCCCCCATACGCGCTAGATGAAGCTACTTTGCTTGAGCGCTCTTAATTTGTCCGTGATCAAATCCACGTACGCATCAATGGCGTAGAGCTTTTGCACTTCGTCTTCTACATAACCGGGACACAGGGCAGGCAATGTAACCGCTAAGTCACATGCCCGACGAATCAGTTCCGGTGCATCATTGGTCGTCGTTGAAAACAACTGGTAAGCCAGGTGTTTCTTCTTCGGCCATT